CCATTCTTTGAAACTTTTTATATACCTCTTATTATTTCTTTAAAAGTGTATTAGAATTCTAATACAATTACTAGAATTCTAAAACAAAAGTAAAATAAACATAAAAATAATTAATTAATATACAAAAATGACAACTAATTACTGTTGTGAAAAATGCAAATATTCAACAAAAATAAAACAAAGTTATAATAGACATTTATTATCAAAAAAGCATATTGAAGATAAAATTGTCTCGATATCAGAAACAAACAATTATATATGTTTAAATTGTAATAAAAGGTATAAATATCGTTCTGGACTATGTAACCATAAACAAACGTGTATTGTAAAACCAACCGCAACCGAAAAAAAATCGAATGTTGTAAAAGAATTACAAGATGATATCAAATTTATTAAATCTCTTCTTATGGAAAAAAACACAAACCAACCCGAAAATCAACTTATTCAATCACCCATAAATCATACAAATATTATGGTTGAAAATCAATACACTACTACCACAACAACCAATAATTTTAATATTAGTATTTTCCTAGAAGGTTGTAAAGATGCTATAAACTATGTAGATTTTATAGAATCATTAAGAGGTTCTATTTCAATTTCTAATATTCAAAACATAGGTAATTATGGTTATGTAAAAGGATACACATTAAATATTGTTGATAAACTAAGAAAGTTTCCATTATATGAACGTCCAATTCATTACCATGAACCAAAAAAAACAATTTATATAAGAGATGATAATGAATGGAAAAGTAATGAAACAGAAATAAAAGAAATAATAAATGGATCTACATTTACAATAGATAGAATTACCAGTTGTAAAATTTCAGGTTTAAAAAACACGACCAATAAAAATTTTGATAAAGAAATAAATGAAATTAACATTCACGGTGGATTGTCTAGAGAAAATACAAAAGAACAGAGTGAAATAATAAATAATATTATAAAATATATTTCTGTTCCTTTTACATGAGCATGTTATTTTTTAACCCTTTGCCGTTTATGGAAATTTTAATATTTTATATTTTATATGGTAATATTTGATACAATTCATATTGTAGTATTTTATATTTACCAATTAAAATAATAAAATCATTAACCCTAAAATATGCTGGTTAAATCGTTACCTATACAAAAGTTCTTTACCTACAAATTCGTAGATATAATTGGCAAATGGTTAACCATAATGTTTTTTATGTAATGTTTTTCGGTTTCGTGAAATTTTTTGTTTTTTAGTATTTTTTTTGGTGGTGGATATTTTGCGTTTTTTTCGTAAGTTTTTACTTCCACCAGTTAATTCATCTATAGGGTTGCCTTTAATATTAGAGAATGATGTTAATTTAGGTAATTTGTTATTCGAGATACTTGTTAAATCCGAGATACTTGTTAAATCTAAATTTTTACAATTATTTAAAGATAATGATGTTAATTGAGGAAATTTGTTTCCGATGAATTCTGTTAACTTACTACAATTATTTAAAGATAATGTCTTTAATTGAGAAAAACTTATACCTTCAGTGTTTTCAGGTTCTAGTTCTAAGGCTTTTGCTCGTTCGACAGTTTGAGGTAAACCGTACTCACTGAATTGAGTTAAACCACAATTATTTAATGATAATGTCGTTAATTTAGGTAATATGTTTCCAGTAAAGGAATATAAATTACTATAATTATCTAAATTTAATATCGTTAACTCAGGTAATTTGTTATTATCAAAAACTTCTAACGATAATGTTTCAATTAATTGTAAGGTCGTTAACTCCGGAAATGTGTTTTTTTGAAAAATTGTTAAATTAGCGCATTTATTTATTGATAAGCTCGTTAACTCTGGTAAACTGTTTTCTTGAAAAATTGTTAAATTAGCGCAATTATTTATTGATAAGGTTTTTAAAGTAGGTATATTAATACCATTAATAAACTCTATATTACATGAATTTATTGTTAAAGTTTCTAATAATTTACATTCACTTAAATCTGGTAGGGTTGTACAATTGGTTAACGTTATTTTTTTAACTGTTTTGTTTTGTTCTAATCCTGAAAAATTATTAGCGGTTAATTCAATTTCTTCCATATATTATATATTATATTAACCATTTAACGATTTAACCCGCGAATTTTAGGGTTAACGATATAAACTTTAAATAGTTAATTATATAAAAACAACATTTATTAAATATAAATGAACGTTGTTTTAGTCAGTATAGGAAATTTTCAACCATATATTTTGGATAATATACGTAATCTCATTCGACTTAAACATAAAAATATATATGTAATTATTAATAAAGAATTTAGTGAACATTTCGCAGAGTTTGAACCATCGGTTTATGTTGGTAGGAATGTAGGATTGTGGGGAGAGTCAGTATCACTTGTTAAATTGGTATTTGTTGAAAATTTGGAAGATAAATTCCGTTTTTATGAAAGGTCGCATTTGGACAAGCAATTTAACAATGGATTTTGGGTAATGACATCCTTACGTATTTTTTACATATACGCATTTATGGAAAAGTATCATATAGAAAATGTAATTCATATAGAAAACGACGTGGTATTATATTACAATTGTAATGAATTATTGGATCGTGTTGATCGCACAAAAATATATGTTCCTTTTAATTCTTTTAATATTAATGTAATTAGTATATTGTATGTACCGAGGGCGGAGTTGTTACGTTCATTATTAATAAATTGGAATTTGCGAATGTTAGATATGAATGTATTTGCTATATTTAAACGTATGATGCCAAATTTGGTGGATATTTTTCCTATTTTTAAAGACCAAATTGAATTTTTGGGTGACGATACAAAAAGAATGGTATGTCACAATTTTGAACGTTTTGGGTTTGTTTTTGATGGAAACGCAATGGGGCAGTATTTAGGTGGAATAGATCCACAAAACATAGGTGGTTCAACGAGATCAACGGTGGGGTTTGTAAATGCGGATTGTTGTATAAAATATGACAATTACGAGTTTGTTTGGAAGGAAATGCCGGTGATAGTGGGAGGGGGTGATTTGGGTATAGGAAAGGTGGATATAATAAAGAAACCGTTTGTTTGCGTTGGTGGGGATGAAATACCAATATTTAATTTACACATACACTCAAAGAATTTGGCGAAATTTGTGGGAGGCGCGGGGTTTCCGTGATAATTATAGGAACATATGGTTCCCCAGTAGACCCTCCCTTTTTACCGAAGTTTAACCCTTATTTGATTTATCGTGCTATTTCGATTATTAATAACGAGTTTACCATTTAACGTTTTCAACATTTTTACAAAGATCAAATATTTTACCTATTTTAAAATATTTGACACGATTTATAGTGTATTATATTGCCCTATTAAAATAATAAATTTATTAACCCTTTGCCGATTATATCGACGAATTTGTCGGTAAAGGATTTTCGTGTTTTGTAACGAGATGTATATAGTTAATACTATTTATGGTATTATTTTTTATTACAATAAAAGAAAAAATAAAATTTAAAAAGTACAAAAATGGCAAAGGGTTAAAGGGTTTGGTCTGACGGAATTTACGAATTCGTCGTCGGTTTGTATCGCCGTTGGTTCATATTTTCCTTTTATTATCAAAACTACTATTTCCGTTAATTCTTCTAAGGAAGCCGAAAGACGGAACACTTCTTCTTTGCGAATATTAAATATATAAAATTCTTTGGGTGTGTTTTTTTCCTTAATGTCGTCGCGATACACGCATTTCCACAACCAGGCATAAATAACGAATTGTAAATAGTGATCGGTTGTTAGTTCATTTACAAATTTTAGTTCCCATACACATTGTGTAGTAATTAAATCCACTCGTGCGGTAAACCGGTATTTTTCGGTGGTTTGAATATGTGGTCGTAGAATTTCATCGATGAAAGCGTGTTTGTCATCTTGCGAATAATGAATAATAGTATCTTCAAATCTTTCAATTTCGTCTTCTGAATTACCGGAGTTACATATGACACGATCAATACGTTCATTTGTTTGTGCTATTATTTCCTCTGTTAACCATTCATATTCGTCTGTGTTAATTTGTTTAAGTTTAAAATAAAGTTTTTCTTGAAAGGCAATATAAACATTTGACATATAAAGATAATCAGAGGGTGTGCTACAAAAGGGTGAAAGAGATTCGAAAACGCGTTTTAAATATAGATACTCTCCTTCTTTGAATTGTTTTCGTATATTTTCGATAAAACGCCAAAGAATGTTAGGTGTATTATTGGTATCTACACCGGTTTTGTTTTGTATATAGTCGCAATAAATGGCAGGTATAGCGACACCGTTTAAGTCAGAAACGTCTTCATACATTCCGTTTTTTAAAGAAACAACGGAAGAAACGTCAATTTCGGTGGGGGCGGGGGCGGGGTTGAGGGGGGTAATTTTTACTATAATTTTTTTTAATAAGGGTGTAACGGATTCAATGACGGATTCTGGTAGAAATTTAATAAGGTCGGTAGGGGTAACTCGTCTTATGGGTGTTTTGTCTTCATTTGTGCCTTCTTTATTGTTTTTTGTTTCTTCGTAAAATACGGCTTGTGGCGTTCCTTTAAAATCAATATAGTCTGTTTGGTTCATTTGTGAGTGAGAAAGTTTTAAAAAATCGAGTGGTCTATCTGTTACACGTTGGTTAATTTCTAATAAATATAGTTTATGGGTTGCGCGGGTGGTGGCAACATAGAGAGTATTAGGGCAAATGGTTGTGGGTAAATTACGAGCGTTATAGGTAAAATAGGAATTATCGAAATTCATAACAAACACATATTTTCTTTGTCGACCTTTGACACTGTGAAAAGTGGAAAATACGATTTTACCATTAATAACTTTTTCATCAATAATTCTTTCATTTTCGAACATGGGAACGTGGCAGGGAATACCTGAATCAACAAGAAGATTTTCTAGCCTCCGAACATTACTGAATGTGCCTTTTACGGAGGGGGCTAAAATAAATATATCGCTTGGTAGGTCGCCTTCGTCCAATATACGTTTTATATGATGAATAATTATTTTTTCTAAATTATATCGATTATTACGTATATAAACAACGGGTAAGCCTTCACGGCAAGCATTCATTCGTTTTTCGCCTAACATGGCGTTATTAACAAATGCCGACATTTGATTTGTGATTCTATAGGATGTTTTTAAAGAACAATGGACGAATGATTCGGGTGGATAATGCGGAAAATAAGACCATATTTCACGCGCGAGTGTTAAAAAACGCCAGTCTGCGCCCTTGAATTCATATAAACACTGCATGTAATCGCCGAGAAAAAGCAACTGTGGTGGGGAGCAGGGATATTGGGTCTTATGAAATGGTCGTTCTTTTATATTTTTATTAACATTAATAATTAAAGAAATAAACATACGAATAAAATTATAATATAATCGTGTCATATCTTGACATTCGTCTAACACTACTATATTAAATAATGGAAGGGTTATTGAGGGTAAAATACCACTATTTAGTATTTCACGAATTCCAGTATCAGTAAAGGCGGTTGAAATAAAATATTTAACAGCGAGTGAATGATAGGTATGAACTTCTATGTTTTCCAATTTTAAAGAAACAACTTTTTGTTTAAATTCTTTGCGTAACATGGAATTGTAAGTTACATGAAGAAATTTTTTTTGTGGTAATAATTGTGCGATATGTATTATTGTGGTAGATTTTCCTGAACCGGCAATGGCATCAACAATAACATTTTTTCCTTCATTTACATGATTATATATTAATAATTGTTCTTCGCTTATTTGTGTGGGTTTTTCATTTATCATTTAGGTGAGTGCGTATGTGTGGATGAATTGTTTATTAGTTAATAATGTTTTTATGTTTTTTTATTAGAACCATATGGAACAAAATTTTTATTATAGTGTATAGCACGTAATAGTTTTAGTTGTTTTTTAGCCTTTTCCAACGAAGAACATTTGGAAAAGACTTTCTTTGTTTTTTTGTTGAAAACTTTATAGCAGTTTTTCTTTGATAGTTTTCTCATTCCATAAGGCATTTTAAAGAAAAAGAGTAGTATATAATATCTTTAGAAAATCCCGGATTTAAATGTAGTCACATTTTTCCACAATAAACGGTAATATATCGTTTATTATGCGAAATGGTTTTCCACATCCATAAATAGAATTTGTTTCAACTAATTTATCACATTCATTTTTTGGTAAATGCGGATTTATTTGTTCTCCTGATGATTTATAAATACCACAACGAAATATTTTACAATTAAGCTCTAAAACTTCAACCATTATAGAACAATACGGACATGTTATATATTGTTCTTTTGAGGAACATTCACTATTAGTGGGGGGTTGATTGCTTGTATATTCCATTTTATAATAAAGTTTATATATAAATCTAATATAGGGTTTAACCCTTTGCCTTGCCGTTTTATAACTTTAAAACCTACCAAACCCTTATATAAAAATAAAAATGATACCATATATGGTATTAATTATATAAATTTTATTACCCCTCCCACACATTTACTGACAAATTTGTCGATATAATTGGCAAAGGGTTAACGTGTTAAAAATGCTGGTAGTAAGGGCTGATGGGGGAGGGGTTGTGGGTTGTGGGTTGTGGGTTGTGGCGTACGAGAGATCGTAGGTTTTCGGAAGTAGGTTTCTTTGCCTGTATATATAAAGATACAAATGGCTTCTTCAAATATTGATTGGCGAACATTTGGTGGAAATAGAAATTATGAAAAAAACAACAATGTTAATTTTAATAATTTAACTACTGATAATTTAATAATTAAAAATCCATATAATGGATTATTTACAATAAGTGGTGAATTAGTTGTTTATAAAAATAGTACATTTAACTCAAATATAACCATTATCGGAAACACAAGTATTAGAAAAAACATTGATATATCAGGTAATTTACATGTAGTAAATAATGCTTTATTTGATGGCGATGTAATAGTATCAGGTGCTTTAAATTTGTTAGATGATGTTACATTTGGAAATAGTCTTTATGTAAATGAGTACATATATATAGGAGATAAAAGTTTTATAAAGACAAATCAATTAAATTTGGGAGTAAATGTTATGAATCCAACCGCAACGATTGATGTAGCTGGAGATACAATTAATACTTTAAAAATGTCTTCAACAGAACAAGATAATGTTAATATAATTTCGATTAATTGTGAAAATGATGGTATTACAGTTTTAACGGATTTTTCAAAAAACGCTATTCAATTTTGGAATAAAAATAAAATTCCTTTTAATACAACAGTAGATAATATTAAATCGTTGAATAACGATATTATATTAAATAATTTAGATGAAGACGCATCAATTACTTATTATAAGTTAGGTGGAAATATTACAATTGATTGCCCAAATAATACATATATTAATTCTAATATTACAATTGGTGGTGGAGAAAGTGGTACGACCATTTCACATTTATTAAATGAAACCGCGCTTATTACAGATGTTTGTTTTAATAAATATTTGTATAATTATTTCGAAGTTCCAAGTTCCCAATATCAAACCGGAAATGCGTTGACATTGGTTTCTGGTTCTTTTACTGATATTCCATCTAATGTTGGATTAAATTTAGTTACAAAACAAAATAAAGGAATAACTTTAAACGGTGGAGAATATATAAAAGATTCGACTAGGTCTTTTGGAACAATAAGTGTATTTGATGTTTGTGGCGCAACTTACCCGGTTCAAATGACAGTAAGTGGAAACGATCCACGATATTTAAAGGCGACAACTGGATTTAATACACTCGTACCACAAACAGAAAAATATGCTATGTGTGTTAATGGACCCATTAAAATTACAAACGATGAAATACAACCTATAATGGATGTTAGTTTTCAAATTAACTGTGTTGTTAATTCTTCAGTATTGCCTTTAAATATAATTGTGGCAGGGGGTATTAATTTTTTTGGTAACCATTCTATTTTGTATTCTATAAATGGAGGTATATCTTGGTTAAATGCGACATATAATTATAATTTACAATCGAATACAACTTTTTTATTTAATAATGGGTTTATATATAATTTTAATTATTCATTTTTAACGGGTTCAGATTCTGTGGCGTTGTTTTCTTATGATGGAAATGCGTCTTGGAATAACATTTTAACTGGTATAGATGCTGATTTTACAGATGTATTAGTATTACCACAATCAATAAATAAAAATATTTTAATTTTATTAAGTTCTACTAATGGTAATGTTTATTGGTTTATTGCGAAAGATTTAAATACTATAAAAACGAAGACTATCAATGGCAATGGAATTTATACTCCACCAAATTCGTCAACTAGCGATTTTACCATTATTAATACTCTTACCACACCATTAAGTAATATTAAATGTATGGGTGCTATTTCTGCTGTTGATGAAATAGGTATTTTATATGGTGCTGGTAACAACGGTATATTTTGTTATAAAATAAATAATTTAAAAACCATTACATCTATTAATACACTTTTTTATGATGTTAAAACCTACACTGAGAATTCTTATTCTACAATGGATATTTCCAATAATTTTGCGGTATTTGCTGGAAATAATATTATTACTTATACAACAACCGCAAAAGATGGAATTGGATTAATTCATTGTAACAACATCACTGGTAATATAAACAAAATAAAAATTGCTATGAACGAGTGTGTAATTGCTGTTGGAGACAATGGGAAAATATATTATAGCAAAGATAAATGTGTTTCGTGGGGGTCAATTATACCAAATAACTATGGTATTAAAAATATTTTGACAAACAGGTTGTCTTCTATTGTTATGCCGGATAATAATTCATTTTTAATTAGTAGTATATATAGTCCTTATAGCAGTAATACAAATACTGGACGTAGTAAATTATTTTTTTGCCATTGGCCGGTGTTATTTAATAACGCAAATAATAATGTATTGGATATTTGTGGAAATATGAATATTGATGGGTCGGTATTAATTAATGACGGGGTTAACATAATAAAAACATTATATGTTAACGGGGATGTTTCAATGAATTCAAATTTGGATATTAAAAAAAAATTAAAAGTTACAGGAGATGTAGAACTACAAAACATATCCATACACGGAGAAACAACCTATTATGGTAATGTGACGCAAAATCAAGATACTATAATTACATCTACTACAAATTCCACCTCCACTATAACAGGATCATCTGTTTTTTTTGGTGGGATTGGTATTGCCGGTAATTTATTTATGGGTGGTAATTTAAACGTTGCCAATAATAGTTATTTAACAAGTTCTAGCGTCTCTTCTAATAGTAAAACAGGTGCGCTAGTTGTAACCGGGGGGGTAGGAATAGGGGGAAATATTAATATTGAAAATGAAATAAATGTTACCGGAAACTTAAATGTTAAAGGTATTGGAACAAGTTATATAGGTAATTTATTAAATCCTATTCATTCAATTTCCGAATCAACCGGCGCAGTGGTTGTATATGGAGGAGTGGGAACGGGGGGAAATATTAATATTGGAGGTAATGCCAAAGTAAGATACGTTATGTCGATTAATGGTGGAGTGGAATCTACCAATGTCTCATCAGGAACACTGAAAGTTACTGGTGGCGTTGGTGTTACTGGAAATACATATATAGGTGGAAATTTATTTATTACATCCACAACCCCGTCAACCACTTCAAATACTGGTTCTTTACAAGTTTCTGGGGGAGTAGGAGTAGCTGGTGATATTTATAATAACGGAAAAATTATTAATAAAAGTGTTAGTGAATCTTACAGTGAAGATACTGGTGCGGTAATTGTTGATAATGGGGGGTTAGGAGTAAGTGGTAATATATTTTCGGGTAAGGGTGTTTTTATTAAAGGTATTGACAGTAATTATACTCTTGCTGGTGAATCATATACGGGTTCTCTTCAAGTACTTAACGGTGGTGCTTGGATTAAAGGAAATATAATAACAAAATCGAATATTTTGGTAGATCAAAATGTTGGAATAGGAACAAGCACCCCCGCATACTCATTAGACGTAAATGGTGATTGTAAAATTCGTAGTAATTATCATTTATATTTTAATAATTCTAATAATAATATTTACGGTGACACAAACAATTTATATTTTAATGTAAATGGGGGAGCAGTATCTCATAAATTTAATGTTACCGATGGTACTAGCGGGGGTACGGTGGCAACTATAAATAAGGTTGGGGTTGGAATTAAAACCATCGATCCTAAATGGGATTTGGATGTGAGTGGAAATGGTCGAGTTACCGGAAACTTGTATTTGGACAATTCTTCCAATAATTATATTTATAGTGATTTTTCGAATGTGTATTTTAATGTTAGTGGAGGGAGACATAAATTTAATATTACTGGGGTTGCTGACGGGGGGACTGTAGCGACTATAAATAAGTATGGACTTGGAATTAGAACCAACGATCCTAAGTGGGAGTTGGATGTGAGTGGAAATGGTCGAGTTACCGGAAACCTGTATTTGGACAATTCTTCCAATAATTATATTTATAGTGATTTTTCGAATGTGTATTTTAATGTTAGTGGAGGGAGACATAAATTTAATATTACTGGGGTTGCTGACGGGGGGACTGTAGCGACTATAAATAAGTATGGACTTGGAATTAGAACCAATGATCCTAAGTGGGATCTGGATGTAAGTGGAAATGGTCGAGTTACCGGAAACTTGTATTTGGACAATTCTTCCAATAATTATATTTATAGTGACCGTTTAAATGTGTATTATAATGTTAGTGGAGGACATATATTTAATAAAGCTTTAAACATAACAAATAATAATTTTACTAACGAAAATCAAATCCAATTTACAAAAGGGTCAAAAATATATACCATTCAACAAGTTGACAAATCACCTGATGACTACTTTCGTATGGGTAGAAATGGATTTGGGGATATTGTTATAAATTCAACAGGAAATGTAGGTATTGGAACAGAAAGTCCTTCTTATAACTTGGATGTAGTCGGAAATGCAAGAATCGCAAACAATATCCTTATAAATGCTGGGTCAACTTCTAATAACCTTTATTTTGTAAATAATACTACAGGTAATTTTTTAAATAATATAATTAGTCGAATATTTACTACGGGAACTAATTTGTATTTTGACTATTATAATAATATTACTTTTCGCTATGCGTCATTACTTACAAATAATATATCCACCACAGGAACTCAGATATGTTTTACTAACACTAATTCCAGCGCAAGTATAGGTATTGGAGTTATTAATCCAAGTTATGCGTTAGATGTAAGTGGAAGTGGAAGATTTACCAATTCTATAATTATTGAAAAAAATATAACTCAGACATCATTAACTGATACTACTTTATTAAAAATAAATAATACAGATAATACAATCGTTCAAAACGCAATTCAATATAGTTCAATAGCACTTACCTCACAAGATACCGGAGCAATTATTAGAGGAGTTCATACAAAAGGAGTAGGGGGGGGTTTTTCAATTTGGATTACTTATCCTCAAATAGAAGTATTAAGTATTATCAGTTCAGGTAATGTGGGTATAAAAAATACTTCGCCTTTATATGAATTAGATATAACCGGAAGCGCAAGAGTTAGTAATACTTTTTACGCAAATACAGTTAGTTTAAATAATAGTTGTACATTTAATTCTAACAGTATTAATGGTATATATTATAATTCTAATTCTAAACACACTTGGAATGTTAACACTAACGAAAAAATGTCATTAGATGCGACTGGATTATCCATTTTTAATGGTAGTAGTTCACAATTTTTAAAGCTTTTTACGAATAATTCAAGTAGTAATTATACTACTTTATTTTTTAATCAGATTACGGGGTTTTGTATTGAAACGCCACGGGATTTCAGCACTATAAATTTAGGAAATTCAACTAATAATAATACGGCTGTTAATGTAAACGGAAACCTTTATGTAAAAAAAAGTATACAAAGTACTGAATATAATTCTCAGGATATTTTTGGTAATTATCGTTTTCGTATTGATTTTGGTACATGTCCTTATATAGGATCTAATTTTGATAATATTTATACTAGCGTACATATGTATAGTGTTAATTTTTTTTATTGGTATTATAATCCTGGTGGGGTTGATGGTACTGGTTCACCTGTAAGACCAGCTGGTTGGTGTATGAAGTTAGACAACAATGGTAATTTATACTCAACAGCGTTTTATTCCAGTAGTGATTATAGAATCAAAGAAAATGTAGTTAATTTGAAAGAAACTAATTATACAGTCGATAATCTTCGTCCAGTCCATTATTATAATAAAAATACTAATAAAGAAGATATTGGATTTATCGCTCACGAAGTTCAAGAAGACTTTCCCTTTTTGGTATCTGGTGAAAAAGACGGTAAAGAAAATCAATCTCTTAATTATACTGGTCTTATTGGTGTATTGGTAAAAGAAATACAAGATTTAAAAAGTGAAAAGGCAAAACAAGATGCCCTTATTCAAAGTCTCATACAAAGAATGAACACATTCGAACTCACCCAACTTTCATAATTATTATTGTTACGTATCTACCCCTTATTTGGGTTATACAATTGTTCTGTTATTAAAGAAAATGACCAATTCTGGTTATTTAAATCCAATATATCACCTTTATCAGTCATTATACGAACTGTCATACGGCTTATATTAACGGGTCCAAAATATACACGTTCTTGTATTTGTAATGTTCCTCCAAACTCAGAATACGTTTGCCCGTAAGAAAGACCCGCTGTTTTTACTGGAATAATACCAAATATATCTTGTATAAATGGACCACTCGAAAATATATTATTCAAATATTTTGTTTTTTGCGAATTTAATATTTGATTGGCGGAATAAAGTTGAGCGTTTGTTAGTCGGTTATAATTATTATATTTCGTAGTATCTGAAATACCGTATCTTTCTAACGGAACAATACATTTATAACTCGATTTTGTCGCATAAGAAGGCAAAGAAACGTCCGTATCCGCATTAACGGTGGTTATTAGTCCGTCATTTAAATGATTTTGTGTATAGTCATCCAATACAATTAAAAAATAGTTATATAAATTTACATTTACCGATGTATCTCCTGTTAATTTTGCTATTTCAGTAACGAAATCATATGTATATGGATTTAAAATATAGTCACCGTAATATGTTACCCCATCTGACACATTAGTTTTTAAATTTTCGGGAGTCAAATTATATGAAATATTGGAACGGAATCCCATTTTCCACCCTAGGGTTGTGTCAGCGGTTGTTATTTCCACACTTGACCCTGGACCGAAGTTACATTTTGTGAATAATTTTTCATCGTAAAAAACGACGGAGTAGTCTTTTGCTTTAAACGTTTTATTAATATTAACACGAATAATTGTGGTTGAATTGGTCGTATCGATATAGGAACCACGTGCGATTGACCCATTACTATTTAACATGGCATTTATCGCATCTCGTATTTGTTCTTTTGTGTATAGGTTTCCAACTGTATATGGTAAAGTATATGTAACAATATTATTTGCCGAGCTACTATATACACCTCCTATAGGATCTAATAAAGGTATTAATTGAAAATAATTATTAGAAGTTGTTAATTTTAATAAGTTGTCGCTGTTTAATTTTGTGCCAATAATTCTGCTTGTATTTGCCAAAGAATAGTAGGGATTTTCGTAGTTATCGTTATTTCCAAAAAGGTTTTTAAAACCAAAATGCGTTTTCCACGTATTTAAACTTGTATCATTTGGTATCCAATTGTAGTATAAAGGTTGGTCGGCATTAATATTATAAACTGGATTATAATTATAACAATTATAATATGATTTAGGATATGGCTCGGTTACAATGGGAATAATACAAGACGCGTCAAAAAAATACAAATTATAGTCTTTATTTGTTAAATATGCTCGAATATCTAAATTTATTTTAAATGTTATATACGTTCCTTCTGTATTAACAATTATATTTGTGTTTGAAAGATTTATATTGTTAGTATTGTAACTACTAAATGTGTTATTCATAACTGTTATTATATTTTTTGAATCATCTATTGAATTAAAAGTATAAAAATTGGGGGGTATAGTTATAGTTGTTACATTCATTCGTCGGTTATCGCCATCAACTCTGGAAACTGGATGTATATAAAATTTATTATTGCCTTTTTGTGTAATGTTACCGAGTTCGTCCGTAATATCGTCAATAACACGTATACCGCTATTTATTATATTTGTTAATGGTGTGCTAACATTACTTCCATTATTTAGTCTATATTCAAACCCCATAGTAGTAACATTTTCAGATGATGAATATAAAGATAAAAATGATGAGGAAATATCCAAATAAAAATGTTGTGAATCAATAATTTTGTTTATATTACAATCTATATATGTATTAAAATTAATGTCATTTGTATTTAAATCATGTGTATTACCAATATTTAATTTAATTTGATTCTCCGTATAAATTTTTAATGTATTAAATGAATTTTGAATTGCCGATATGTACTGGCTTAAAATATAACCAGTAGGTGGAGAATTTTCAATATCAATTTTATAATCATTTAACGATTTAGTATTGTAATAAACACCGTTATATGAAAAATCGGTTTTATAACCATTGGCAATACAATTCAAAATAATAAATGGACTACTCTTTACCTGATATGTGGTTGTAAAACTATTTATTTCACTATATATGTTTTGAAATTCCATTATATTGTTTGGAAAATTAAATAAAGAGTTTGCTCCTGTCCAAATACTTGTATCATCAGAAGGAAATATCGCAACCATTTTTTGATTGAGATTATTGCCCGTTGTTTTTCGATTTGGTTTTATACTTAACTCATAATTAAAATTACCATTAAATTCTGTATATTGAATATAGTTTTTTTTTAAGTAAGAATAAGAACCAATTAAATCGGAATGCGAATTTAATTTTTTATTTAATTCACTAATAATAATATTTCCGTCTATAAACGTATTTTCTAATGTTGAAAGTTCAATTGTTATAGTATGTAAAATGGTAGACGATAAATGGACATATGATGTTATTTTATTATTGGATTGTGACGCCTGATATATTATTATTTTAAATATTTTATTTGTGGAAGTAACTTGATAATTAGAAGGTGATGTATTGGTAGTATTGGAATAAATAGTAAAAGGATTATATTCTTCATTTTTGTATCCTAATAATTCGGGTATAGACTGTTTTGGTTGTCTAAAATTATCGAGGTCATTTGTAAAACCAGGAAAATACAATTTATAATTGGTTTCATTATAGTTGTTGGTTATATCTAGAGTCATAGTACATCGTCCATTTACTGGGTTATAGAATAATCCAGTTGTTCCGAAAATTATATCTGGATTGGTGTCGATAAGGTTTGTTTTTATTGAAGTATTTACGGCGGTAATAAGGTCGTTTGCTGTATAGTTACCATAAGGTATTTCAATTTTGTAATTAAAATTACCGTTGTTAATGCCGTTACTATTTCCGTTTATATAAATTATATTACTGCCGTAATTTTGATTAATGGTATACCAATTATAAGGTATACTAACGGAATACAGTTTAAGGGAAACTACATCGCGGAGTATTTCAGAAAGATTAAATGTAAAATCGGTGGAATATGGATAGTTTTTTACGTTTCTAAATGAGCTGTCTATACTGACTACACGTTTAATGGTTTCTTTAAGAATGGGGTTTAAGTTTCCTTTAGTATAATCAATGTTTTTTGTGTAAGTTGGATTTTCATCATTTTGTTTAACTGTTTGTTTAATGGTTTCATCAATGACGGGTGTAAATCCTTCGTTTAATGGTTTTAGTTCTTCTTCATCTTCGCTGCTAGTGGCGTCGTTGTCTTCTTGTTTTTCTGTTTCAAAGAAACGATTAAAAATATTTATATAAAGATTTCTTAATTGTTTTCCGAGGTTACCTTTAATGGTGTTATATTTATTTATTAGTGTGTATAATTTTGCTTCTAATTCGCGGTCTGTTGGATTATTTAAATCCAGTAATTGAAATAGGTCATTATCGGTATAGTTTGTAATATCTTCTTCGGTTGGTATTTGTGGAATTTTTTTATACTTTGTTTGAACGGAATAATTCATATATACAATTCCTATATACAAGCCTTTATTTATTATCTCCAGGAAATCCAGGAAATCCAGGAAACCTACGGTTTCCCCGGACGCCCCTTCCCTTTTCCAGGAAACCTACGGTTTCCCCGGACGCCCCTTCCCTTATTACAAAAATCTGTATATTGCTATTACACGATATTGTATATTGCTATTACACGATGTTGTATATCGCTATTACACGATATTGTATATCGCTATTACACGATGTTGTATATCGTTATTACACGATGTTGTATATTGCTATTACACGATGTTGTATATCGCTATTACACTATATTGTATATCGCTATTACACAATGTTGTATATCGCTATTACACAATGTTGTATATCGCTCCCTTCGGTCGCTCCAAAAAAAGGGAAGGGGCTTCCGGGGCTTCCGGGGAAACCGTAGGTTTCCTGGAAGATTTGTAAATATTTGTTATAAATTCCAACAAGTCTAAAATAGAATGACATTTATCAAGTATTTTTTGTGGAAATATTTTAAGTCCTTTTAGTCTTTTAAGATGTGTTCTTCCTTTAAAACAATAATAATCAAATACTTTCATTATTGTTTCTTCTAATTCATTCATATCTTTGCGGTCAATTCTGTGATATCCTATATATGCGTATTCATTATACTTTGTATTTTTGTATACATTATATTTTTTATAAATAGGTATATTTTTAATAAGTCCTATACCCATTATTTTATTAACTTCATTATTCATTTCTAAAACATAAAATATGGTATTTTGTGGTAGTTGTTGGTTTATATGTGATACGGGATAAATACATTTTATTTGTTTTTTAGCGGTTTGATTATGTTTTTTAATAAACTCTTGGTTTTCATTCCATGTTTCATTATTAAATCTTGTGGTGGCAATATATTTTTGTGCGAATTCATGTTGAGTATTTGGTTTGTTTTGGGTTGGAAATTCTTGATGGTTACTTTTGTTTAACATTGTTATGGTTTACTTTGTGTAATATAAATAAAATATAATCAATTTTTTAAAAATCCCTTGTTTTTATTGAATTAATTATTTTTTCAGTAAAATCGACTCAAAAAAACAAAATGTCTTTAAAAAAATAGTAAGTTTAATAAATTCATGTAATATGTTATATATATAAATGGAAAAACCCAGTAAAACAAAAAAAACGAGTAAAACAAAAAAAACCATAGAAACAAAAAACCCCACAGAAACAGAAAACCCCATAGAAACAGAAAACCCCATAGAAACAGAAAACCCCATAGAAACAGAAAACCCCATAGAAACAGAAAACCCCATAGAAACAAGTAAATTACCAAAAAATAAAAACGAAGAAAGAAAACTAATTGGTAAGGGAGGTTATGGGTGTATTTATAAACCTGAATTTAAATGTTCAACCAACTCAAATAATAATGAAACGGCATTAAATAATTATGTACAAACAATTAGTAAAATACAAATTTTAACAGAAAAGGAATATAATGTTTTACATTTAATTACAAATAGAGACTTTGAAAAAAAAAGTGAAATTCTTAAAGAAAACCAAATTTTAAGTTCTTCAGAAACTGGATTTTTAAATGAAATATATTTTGGAATAATTATAAAAACAATACCTAACTATTATATGTATTTTGCGCCTATATTAAATTATTGTTTTATTGATATTAAAACTTTAAATTCCAAAGAAATAATAAATTGTTTTATGTCAAATAATACGGATTTTAATAATTCTGTATATAAAAATGAAAAATATGTAAATAGTAATATACAATACATTGAAGGTAGTAGTTTATTTAATTATTTTAAAACGCTTTTAATTAAAGATAATATTAAAACAAGTTCCTTACAATTTTCTTCAAATTCTGAATATACAATGTATATCCCACCGCTTGTAAGTAGTGATAAATTACAATCAACCATTATTAATACTAAAAAAATAAATGGTGGGGCAGGAAACGGTGGTAGAGAAACCAGTGGTAGAGAAACCAGTGGTAGAGAAACCAGTGGTAGAGAAACCAGTGGTAGAGAAACCAGTGGTAATAGCAATGGGTTAAATACACTTAGTAAAAATTATGACTTATATGACTTAAGTAAATACACTAATACACAAAATTTATCAAAAAAAAAACTTATACCTATTTCTTTTATTAAAAAGATTACACAAACATATAGGTATTTATTTAAATCAATTAAACTTTTACAAAAAGGACCAAGTTCGGAAAGTATAATTATTCATTATGACTTAAAAGATCAAAATATTATTTACGATAAAAAAAAGGGAATTCCTATTATTATTGATTTTGGAATTTCTTTTAGTAAAAAGGAATTACTTGAATTTTCGCATCCAAAAGAATTATTTAAACCATTTTACATTTATTATAAAACCTTTTGGTGGTCTTTGGATATTGTAATACTTTCGTATATAATGTGTGTTAAAATTAAACCCGCGAAATTAAATAATTCAATCGAAATCGATGATTTAATAAAAAAAGAATATGAAACCGGTATAGTAATTGTAGATGAATTAAAAAAAATTTGTGATGATTTTATTGATACAAATTTAATCTTTAAAAAAATAGAAAATTTAAAAGGGTCTTATATTAATTTTCGAAAAAAAACAAAAGACGAATGGTATTTATATATAGAATCTTTTGAAGGCAAAGTATGGAAAGATATTATAGCGGATTTAAGTAAAAGGTATTTATATTGGGATATATATTCTATTTCAATAAGTTATTTGGAATATTTATATTTTTTTGGGTTTTTAAATGGAGATTATGAAATACCGGTATTTGTGAATGAACTTATAACAAATTTACATATAAACATTTTAGAACAACGCGATTTACAAAAGACGATAACATGATAATCCTTTAAACATTTGTGGTATTTCATTTTGTAAAATTATTTCATATTTAAATAAAGTCGATGGCGAGGTCATTCTTAATAAATCTATTTCATTATTAAAACCAAATTCATTGAAAAAATACGGCAATGAATTTGGTTTTTCGTTAATAATAAAATTTGGCATATCGGGCATATCGGGCATATCGGGCATATCGGGAATGGTTTGGTCAACTGATTTTATAGTTGATTGAGTAAATGTTATATTACCCCATTTTGAAAACCCACTTTCATTTTTGTATTCAAATTCCGAAAAATTTTTAGTTATTAAAGAATTAATATATGGGGTATGTAAATAAACTGAAAAATTTGCGGGGGGCAATATTAGATTATTAGAATCTTTATTAAAGTCTTTTTCATCTAAATATTGTTTTTCTTCAGTATTAGTATTATAATTTATTTTTTCTTTTTTTAATTTTGTATTATTACATTCAGGTGGGTTATTTAATTCATAAACAAACTCCATGTGTTTTAAAGGTATAAAAATATCTTCTTTATTATCAAAATTCCAATACATATTTGGTAATGATTCTTTAAAATCATCTATAGGAGGTATAAAGTATATTTTAACATTATTTGAAAATTTTACATTTTTATTTTTTTTTTGCGGGGTTGTTTTTTTTATAGAGGTTTGTTTTTTTTCAATTACGGATTTAAATATTGTTTTATGATTTTCTTGGTAAAACATATTATTTATTATATTTGAAAAAAACAAAAAAGTGTTATTTGTCGAAGAGGTTGAAGTGAAATATTTTATATTTAACATTGTTAATAAATTATACATTTTATATACCAATACCAAATATATTGAAAATACAATATATTGTATCTTTACGTTTTCTTTTTAGTAATATTTAATTTTAATGGTTTTTCTAAATTATCAAATCGTATTTTTTTTGTTTTTTTAACAATAATTACTGTTGGTTTTTGTCCTGGTGCTGGTGCTGGTTTTTGTCCTGGTGCTGGTGCTGGTTTTTGTCCTGGTGCTGGTGCTGGTGCTGGTGCTGGTGCTGGGGTGGGGTTGGGTTGAGTATTTTTGCTTGTAAATATATTTAGTTTTGGTTTTAATATACGTTGAAAACTGTCATTTTCTATATAAATTATATACAAAGTATTAAGTGGGTGAAAATCTACAATAGATGGTTTAAACTTAATATCATTTATATAATTTATTTTTTTAAGAGTAAATGGTTGTAGTAACTCGTATGGGGGTTTTGCGGTTGTATTTATAATTTCATTTTCTTTTAAATTTATTGTATATTCTAATATTTGATTTAATCGGTATAATTGGTTAGGTTGAATTTTTTTACAAACAACACATTTATTTAATTGTATTATTTTTAATAGTTGTTCTTTAAAAATACACGTTTCATCATCTGTAATTTTTTCTAATTTATGTATGGTATTAAAAGAATGAATTATTTCATTGTCAATATTTATATAAATAAAATGAATATTAAATTGTTGAGGAGGGGCTATTTCAACAATATAAGAAGTTTGTAAATCATTAACCCATGATATATCGAGTTCATCTGTGTTTTTAATATCGTTCATGTTTCTAAATTTGATTTATATTTTTAAAGAAAATATAAATCAAAAACCTACGATCAAAAACCTACGATCAAAAACCTACGATCAAAAACCTACGAACAAAAACCTACGATCAAAAACCTACGATCAAAAACCTACGATCAAAAACCTACGATCAAACAATGTTTTAATTTTACTTTTATTAAAAAATGTTATAAATTAACTCTTTGCTTACCTTTTTTAACTGTTAACGTTTCCATTTTTCTTATGAAGTAATAAAAAATAATTTCATATAATTGGTAAAGGGTTAAATAATATATGAATGATTTTTAGGTATTAATAATAAGTAAAGAGGTAATTTTGTAAAACCTAATGTTTCCCGTATTTCCTGGAACTATATATATGTCAATTGCCATATTAAAGAAAAAAACAGCTTCATTATATAATAATCAAAGTGTTGGACAAAAACAATTTTCATTAAATGGTGGGTATCGTTCTCAAGGTTGGGTTGGGCAATCTGTTATTTCACGTTCATTACCGCGAACATTAGCTCGTGGTAATGCGATACGAGGATATGGTGGAATAAATGGTTCATATAATACAATGAACGGACATACTATTACTTCTGGATTGGTTAATTTTAATAACAATAAAGTTATTAAGCCGTCTGTTATAAATAATTCTGAAATGTTAGAAATACGTAATAAATGTTTAAGAAGTTTTAATATGATAGGTAAAGGGCTTAATATAGTTAAAAGTAGTGGAGGAAATCAAATTGATCGTATAACTCGTATATCAAAATGTGCTTTGGCAAAGTTTGATGCTAATAAAACAAACGCAGTAAGTAGTAAAAAATGCGCAACATTAGATTCAAAATATATAAATCCTAGTTATAAACGTAGTACAAATATAGAAACATGTCATGTAACAAAGGATATTCATAAAAAAATTTTATCAGAAGGTGTGTATATAGATAATATTTCATCATTATGTGTTAAAGTTTTGGATAATACCCGGGTTGGTTATAATCGCGGTCCTCTTCCTGGTTATTAAAATATAGGTTTTTTGATGTTTTTAATTTACGTATATCTTCTATTGGAATTAGAGCGGAATCGTTGTTTTTATCTTTAATAGAATGAGGGGGGGTCGCGGTTTCAGTGGTGGTTGTATGTGGTATAATATAATCCCCATATTCACTTGGTATTTTTGATATATAATTATTTATTTGGTTCATATAAATTTTGTTATTTCTTTGTTCTATTTGATTTATATGAATATCATATTGTATTGATGCTTGTGTGGGGGGTAATGGTGGCGTTGGGTTATATATATTTAATATTTGTTTTACCAGTTCACTTCTTTGAATATCGTTTTTTTCAAATTGAATTAATTTTATAATATTATTTATATTTGTTGAAGCCTTGTATTTTTCTATAAAATCTTCAAGTCCATTTTTTTCTTTTAAGTCACTTTGATTTACATCTCCTGTAATAATCATTTTTGAATTATCCCCTGATCTGGTTAATAGCATTAATAATTGTTGTGGTGTAGTATTTTGTATTTCATCCGCAATAATTATAGAATTTTTAAAAGTTCGTCCACGCATGTATAATAGTGGTGTTATTTCAATTACATTTGATTGAATTAAATTATCTATTTCTTTTTTGGAAATATGTTCTTTAAATATATCCATCATTGGTTGAACCCATATTGCCATTTTGTTATTAAGATTTCCTGGAAGAAATCCGATTTCTTCTTCAGCAACGGATACAAGGGGGCGCGTTAATACTATTTTTTCAATTTGTTTTTTCTTTAAACTTTGTATTGCGTTACTACAGGCAAAAAGAGATTTGCCTGTTCCAGCTGGCCCTGTTGCTACAATTAAATTTATTTGTGAATTTGCTAACGCATTTACATACTCTATTTGTGTTTGTGTTTTTGGTTGATATTTTGGTGGTTTTAATACTGGTTCTGAGTGAAATGTTGAAATACGGTTTGATTTAACAAAGAATTTAGTTTCACGGAATGTATGAAAAAAATGGCGAAATGATGTGGTTGATGATATATATAACATTACAAAGAATGTATGTGTTATAAACATTATATGATAATAATTATTATATCTTTATGTTATTATTTATAATAATATAAAAAAGGTTTTTTTATTTGGTTTTTATTTATTTAACAAGTTAACAATAACACAACAACACAACAATACAACAATACAACAACACAACAACACAAGTTTATTCATTAATTTCTGTAAATTCTTTTGTGGTTTCATTATAATTACCGATAATTTCGTATTCACTATTATAAGCATTTCCATCTTTGTCATAATATATTACATTACCGTTTACAATTGCTGTATCTAATTCAATTTGTTCTTCGTCTTCTTCGTTTTCTTCAAATGGTTTTTCTTCATCTTCTTCAAATGGTTTTTCTTCATCTTCTTCAAATGGTTCTTCTTCCAAAACCGGGGTAGTTGGACGTTTTAATTCAATTGGGATTTCGTCTTTGGCTTCAACTTGATCATTGGTAACTGAATTTTTTTCTTTAATTTCTTTTGTTTTCTTTTCCTCGGGTTCTTTTGTTTTCTTTTCCTTGGGTTCTTTTGTTTTCTTTTCCTTGGGTTCTTTTGTTTTCTTTTCCTCGGGTTCTTTTGTTTTCTTTTCCTTGGGTTCTTTTGTTTTCTTTTCCTCGGGTTCTTTTGTTTTCTTTTCCTTGGGTTCTTTTGTTTTCTTTTCCTTGG